GCGTATTCCCCAAACGCAAGAGACATATCAAACAGCGTTGTTTCTGGCTGTTCTATATTTAAAAGAGACCAATCTTGAATACTATTGCAACCATTAAATGTACCATACAACCCATATAGAGCCTGACTGCCTCTAACCTTTGATATATTAAAGCCTTGCGGTATAGCTTTTAACCTTGAACATTGTAAAAACATTTCTCTTAGCCTTACTTCAGAAACAGTAGTGCTTATACCCATATACGGAATATGCTCTAGAATAAAACAGTTTCGAAACGTTCTATAAAAATCAGTACAGTTTGGAAGGTCACCAAATAAACCAGGCGGTAAATATCTCAAACTATGGCAACTTTGAAAAGTACCTTGCATGTTGGACGTGTTTTCATCAAACCAATTTTTGTCTGGATTTGCAAATTCATCTGGTATGGCCTCTAAGCTATGACAATGAATAAACGAGTTTGCGAGTGACTTATTATCTTCTCTCAAATACGGCACTTCTGGTATTGATTTCAAAGATCTTTTGTAGTAGTATAACGTAATGTAATCTGTTAATAGGCGATTATTTGGAGTGTTTCTAATAGCAATTTGTTCACATAACTGCTGAGGATACGTTGTACCCATTCTAATTCTAGTACAATTTGATGTACTAATAAACATATCTAATATCGCTGACCCCCAGTAAGTAGTAGCACTAGTAGCTGGCCCCACCTTATTAAAGTCAATCATAGACCCAAATTTATCTCCGACAGCTGTAGGTGTAAGCTCAAATCGTGCTTGTCGATATCCTCTAAATTCTGTATTGGCAGGTAGATCATTATAATCATAAACATGAGTAACATTCGAATTTGAATTCACTGTTTCGATATTGCCGTCACCCCAATCAATAGTCAATGCATTTGCACCACCAGTAACAGTGGTACATAAAAAAGATAACCAACTAATAGATTTTAGTTCATCAGGATAAACAGCTATCAAACCTATAATTTTTTCTGGTACACCTTCTGGTTTATTTAAATCTAACCATTCGCTTGGCCGTACCCACGGATCAACCATAGTATCAAGAACAAGATCACTTGGAGCTGAACGTGGTACATTACTAGGACCCGTTACTGGTAAAAAACTCATACTACATTACCTCCTAAAAATGCGTAATCAGATGATTTAAAAATAATCTGCGCTTGACCATATATTCCAGCTATACGATTTGCACCATTAAAGGAATTGAATCCAGATAACCCAACGCCCGAAGCGAATGCAACACTGTTAATAGTTTCAGCTATAAATGTTACTGTATATCCAGAAACTTGCGAAGGCACTGTAATGGTAATGGGTGTGGTGTTTTGTAATAGCACTGTTGCTCCGTTATGAGTTGAAGATAGAGTAAAGTCAGCCGTTTCTGTTACAAATGAATTCTGTGTTAATGTTATTTTTTCAAATGTTGCGGTACCAGTAAATTCTGGATTATCGGTTGTTGCACCTTCACCCTGCGGACCAGTTTCACCTTGAATGCCTTGCTCACCTTGAATGCCTTGAATGCCTTGAATACCTTGCTCACCTTGTGGACCAGTTTCACCTTGAATACCTTGCTCACCTTGAATACCTTGCTCACCTTGTGGACCAACTTCACCAGATAAAACTTCGGCACCTACCCACTTCTTTAATGCCGCATCGTACTGCAGAAATTTTCCGTCAACTTTAGCTGTTGAACTCTGAACATCATTTAAACGACTTAACCAGACTTCACCACCTCCTCCGATGGTTGAAAGCTGAGTATTCACAGCAGATTTCCAATTCTTAAAATCTCTATCAGTTTTTATTACATACGAATCTAATTCATCCTTTGCTTTAACAAAAAGAGGTTCGATAAGTTTATTAATATCTGGCAATTCTGCATCATTCCCAGAATCTCCTTTCTCACCTTGTAGACCAGTTTCGCCTTTTAATCCTTGCTCACCCTGTGGACCAGTATTGCCTTTCTCACCTTGTGGACCAGTATCGCCTTTCTCGCCTTGTAGACCAGTTTCGCCTTTTAATCCTTGCTCACCAGTTTCGCCTTTTAATCCTTGCTCACCAGTTTCACCTTTTAATCCTTGCTCGCCTGTATCGCCTTTTAATCCTTGCTCACCAGTTTCACCTTTTAATCCTTGCTGACCAGTGTCGCCTTTAACACCTTGCTGACCAGTGTCGCCTTTAACACCTTGCTGACCTTGTGGACCAGTTTCACCCTGATCTCCTTTGATCCCCTGATCACCCTTTAGACCAGTGTCTCCTTTAGGTCCTTGTATTCCAGTTTCACCCCTTAAACCCTGTTGACCAACATTTCCTCTATCACCTTTAATGCCTTTATCACCTCTAATTCCTGGTTTTCCTTTTGGGCCAGGAACAGCTTCAATCAGCTGCACATTTTCTTCTAACCCATCCAGTTTTTCTGAAAGAGGTATTATTTGTTTTTGAAGCTTTTTATATATTGCTACAGAAAACGCACTATTTGCATTATCTAATATTGATGACATAATACTATTTATTAATCATCCAGTATTTTGCTCATTGTATCAATCATTTTGATTTGAGCTTCGTGCAATTCCTCCGTACGATTATTGACTTCTTCATCAATTATAATATCTTCTTCAGATGCTTCTACCGATTCAAAACCCATATCATCATCCGCACCTTCTTCAGGTTTTTCTTCTGCGATTTCAGCATCGATTCTTTCAATATCTTCATCAGATTGCTTAAGTATGTTATTTCGAATCCATTTAGTAGAATAATACTTACCAACATTCTCGCCTAACAGATCAAGCATTTCAATTCTAGCTGTAAGAATTTCAGATTCTTTCAATTCAGCGAAGTAGTTATCTTCGATAAAGCTAACAGCTATATCGCTCGCAAGGTCTTCCCATTCATCTTTTCCAATAATTCCCTTCAAGATCAACTGAACCTTCAGCGCTTCCAGCAATATAGAAGAGAACTTTTTACGAATACGATCAACAAACTTCTGAAACTTTACTTCATCGCGAGTGATCTCAGAAGATCTACCAAGACTGAATGATGTTTCAGAATCTAATCGAGAAATTGGAACGTTGAGAGTCTTATACAACTTCCGTTGGAAGAAAACAATATCATCAATCTGTCCTAAGTTTTCTCCACCTGGAAGAGTAGTGATTTCAGTTCCTCTTCCGCCTTCACGACGAGGTAACCAAAAATCTTCAAGCATCGACATGTGTCGACGATCGTCTTTAATATCTCCTGTAGCTGCATCGTATACAAGCTTATTACGATACTTACTCATAATGCTTTGTACATATTCTTCAGCTTTACCCTTTGGCAAATTACCAACATCGATATAGAAGATACGTCTCTCAGGAGCACGAGCTACACGATACATAACCAACGAATCTTCCATCATTCGAAGTTGATTCACTGGCTTTAGAGCCTTGTGCAGATAAGAAACTACTCGTTGTTGTGATGCATCTAAAAGACCTGAAGTTACATTAATGATCGCATCCTTCGCAATCTTCACTCCAGATATCTCTTTTCCTCCAGCTTCAGATTGCGCATTAATCGTAACTCCAGTATTTGAATACTGTTCTGAGTAGATATAATACTCATTTACAACCTTCTGTATAGTAGCATTCGTCTTAGTATCTGTTTCAGTCTGTATTTCCTTTACCTTCTTCATAAAGGTAGATTCAATAGGACGTATTTCTAAAATTCCTCTTTTTGGGCTCTTTTCGTCGATGATGATATGAAAATATATTCTTCCATCGATATACCATTGCCGAAACATCTGTTCAGCATTCTTATTAAATTTATAAAGCGATAGTACGTTGTCGAATTCCTCGACAATCTTCTTTTTAATACTATCTGGTTGGTCGAGATCGTTTAGTGTAATCTCGGCCGGACTTCCTGTTGTTCTTGAAGCAATCGCTGCATCAACAATATCGCTCACAGCAGAGTCACACTCTGGCTGGCGAGCTGCTTCTCTATACTTAATGATCAAATCCTGATCATTGGATGAAGCTGAACCATCTAAATCAACGTATTGTCCGTAATACCCACCAGCTGCAACTGTAGAAGAAACTCCGTCTTCTTCAGGCTTTGGTGCAAAAGATTTGATGTCCTTTTCTTCGTCTCTCTTCGACGAAAGTTTTTTCGTAATTTGATAACCAAATAATTCCATAATGTTATTTATACAATAAATCCTGCTTAGGGATTGGACCTAAGCAGGAAGTATAGTGCTTATTAAGTTTTTAGCTTGTTGTACCAGATTCCCAGTATTGATAAGCCAATTCAACTGTGAACTCTTCGATAGCATCATTGCTGTCAAAGCTAAGATCAATCGCTGCGACATTCACTGGGAATGCACCTCGGATTGTATAACTCTTTGTGACATTATCTGCTTTGTCGAGTTGATCGATAATCATATCCGCCTGATAATCAGTTGGTGTAGAGATACCGACGTTTTCTGTATGTTCATTCATGCCGTTCATCCAACGCTCGAATGCATTTCTTACATCCATTACAGCGTCGTTAAGAACAGTGATTGTCCAGTTTTCGAATGTACGATCGCCCGCAATCTTAAGTTGGCGACCACGATAGGGAACATCAATCTGTGCAATTGTGCTACCTGGTAATTGTGCACCTTTCACTAGGAAGGATGCGAGTTCAGTGTTACCTCCTGCATATGCAGGAAAGTTAACTGTTACTCTAAAGAGATTGGGCCTTGCCCCTCCTCCGATTAGTTTTGCTTTAAAATCATCTACGTTAGCCATAATAGTTTTCCTTTCTTTATTTAATTATTTTCCAACGATCTCTGAGAATTCAACACCAGTACGAGTGGCGATGAAGTTCAGTGTAATGAAGTTAATCGATCTTGCGGGCTTAATATAGATATCAGCTACGAATCGATTAGTGTCAATCACTTCTCCAGTGTTATTTGTTTCATCACAAACAACCAAGAAGTCAGTAACACCACGACGACCTTTAATGTCCCGAAGGAAAGGCTCTGTCATGTTTCTAAACATTGCACGTGTGAATTGATCATTGAGTTCGAACAACTGATACTTAGCAGCAGTTGCGATCGCTTTCTCGAGAACGATAAACAATCTACGAACATTGATTCTATCAAAGGCAGATGGTTTAGCTTGCGCTGTCTTATCACCGAAAAGGATTGTACCTTGTCCAGGGAAAGAAACGATTGGATTAATACGAGCCTTATAGAGTTCATCTCTTTCGGCTTGTTTTGGATTGTAAGCTAGTTTTGTAATACCTAGAAGTTGTCCACGATTATATCCAGCAGGTGAGAACCAAGGTTCTGCAACATCATCTGTGTTAGCGCAAAGACCAGCAACATGTCCACAAGCTGGGATCCAAATATACTTATCAGCATACTTATTGTATGTGTAAATAGCAGTTGAATCTAATACAGCGTATGATGTTGAAGTAATGGTATTGCACCAAGTCTTCACGTCAGCAAGAGGTGAATTACCAGTGCTATCCTCGATAGGAGGCGAGCAGAAAGCTACAACATCTTTACGATTATTTGCTCGTAGAATGAGGTGTTCTGCGATTTCCTTAGAACCGTTAACATCATTTGATGCGAAGATAAGATTGACATCAACTGTTTCTACGTCAGCAAAAAGGTCGATACCGCTTTTAATATCTCCAGCAACGATTGTTGTTTGATCAGCACCTAGAGTGAAGCTGTGTGTTCCAGCTGCAACACCAGAACCAATATAGAAGTAATTAGAATTCTGATTAATTACGTCAACATAATAGTTGTTCGAACCATCTTCCTTCTTATCACCGTCAGTAGTACCAAGAAATGCCCACGTTTCGAGAACTGAACCAGCTGTTCCAGTGAGTTCACCGTCTACATCTGTTACGATGATGTGATATTCATCTGCCGAAGGTGCAGTATCAAAGTACTGTGTCAAAGGATTGGTCAATTCACCAGCAACAAGTACTTGGCCTGCGGTGAATGCTGCTGCGTCAAAGATATCAACTTGAATAGAGTTACCTAAAACACCAGCATATCGAGCATAAAGCGCACCTCGTAGAGTGATTCCACTCTCAAAGTGAGTTTCGTTCTTAATTAAAAGACCTTCAGCAATAGTTGAAACAACTTCTTCGAATGTATATACTGCAGGAGCAGCAACGCCATTAACTGAAATTTCAGTATTAGGTAAATCGTAATCAGCACCAGAAGTATCAACTACTACTGATGTTGCCGCGAAAGTAAAATCAAGAGTAAGATCGTTTACGTCTCCGCCCGAAGTAGTAATACCAGAAACACTTGCTGGTACGTTAGCAAAGGAATCAACAGAAGTAACAGAGAGTGTAATTACATTATCTCCTGCATTCGCACCGTTATCTATTGAATAAGTAACTGTAACAGCAACAGTGGTGCCATCAGTGACATCAAATGTTCCTTCTTGATTAGCTTCAGAAACAGCAGAAACATTTGTATCAATTGTAATAACTCCTGCTGCTGAACTAAACTCTAGAGTTTGACCATCAATAGTAGCAGTATAATCCCCATCGCTAAGTGCAGTTGCTGGAGTTAGAGAAGCTACTTCATATGTAGGAACTAAACCTAAATCAACTGAATCAACTGTGATATCGACAACTTCACCGCCAATATCTGCAGTAATAACATCGCCTTGATTAATTGCACCTGATTCAAAGTCAGAACCTTGTGTATTGATTGATACACTGTCAATTGTGTATCCTGCGGTGAGTGTTGCGCCTGCACCATCTCCACCAGCTACTGTAAGAGCAACATTAGATACAAGACCAGATGCGAGAGAACCATTAACGTTAACTGCAGAAATTCCGCCAGTATTAACACTAACTTCACCACTTACAGCATTTTTAAGTTGATCACTTGTTGTACGAACAGCCTTTAGTGCATTTCCGTATTTAAGAAATGAAGATGCTGTGAAGAATGATTCTGCGAGAAAAGCACTTGGCTTACCAAGTACTGAAGCGAGCTCTTTTTCAGAACTCACTAGTTGTATCTCTTCGACTGGACCCCAGCGAAAAGGACCAGCATATCCACCAATAGATGTGGATACTGCCGGTATGACATTTGTTAAGTCGATTTCTTTAACCTCGACTCCAGGCGATACTTGAAAACCCATATTGTTCCTTTCAGTTGTTTATAGTTGTATAATAAGAATCATAATAAGATAAATGTAATTCATTTCGATTAGGTTTGTATTTATATGTTTTATCTTTTAGACATATTATAGACTATTCCATTTAGCCATATCATTTATCATATCTTCGTA